AGTACCAATGATAGCATCACCTACTGCTGGTGAAATAGTTATGATATTGTTTCCATCAGCACCACTATTGATAATTGTAAATTCAACTCCTTTTTTAGTAGCTGGTAACGTTATTACTAACGCATCCGTTCCTACTAAATATTTAGTTCCACTATCAGTGTTAGATAAAGTAGCACTTGCTCCAATTACCTCTACTAAAGACTGCTCTATGGATGCATTATTTCCTAATGCGTCTGTTTTAAAATTGCTCATTGTTTATGTTTTTAAAATTAATAATTATGTTAAAAGTCCTTGAATCTTAACGATGTCATTAACTCTAGTTGATAAATCAGAATTGTATCTGTAAACAACGTAAAATCTTACCCAAATAGCCATCTCTTCAAAATGAGTCATAATCATGTTAGAATCCGTACCACTTGAAATTAAAGAAGTTGCATCTGTAGCGTTTTTATCTGTAAAGATGTTTGCTCTCATACCTGCATAAGGTAAAGGTAAATCAGAAACACTCCATTTCTTACCTGCAAATTCTGTACCTGCTCTAAAGTCTTCTGGAAAGTTCTCTACTGCTCCAATTGAACCATCTCTAAGTAAATAACCATCAAACTTAGCAGAAGATGTAAGGTTTCCTGATTCGTGTATTCTATCTGCTCCAAAAAAGCCTAAAGAATCAAGATTTTTGTCGTTTCCTGCTCCATACTTTAATTGCTCCATTTTTTGTCTCACTAAACCTGCTCGGTTTGTAACAACTCTATAATCTCCTGCAACCTCATTAGCAGCCATTAAAGCCTCTAAAGAATAAAACATAGTTTCTTCTTGTGCTGCTTTTTTAATCTTTAAGATATCTCCTGAACCATCAAATTGATAGTCGTTAGTTGCTGCCGATACTTGTTCAGTTTCATTTAAAACTTGTGTCTTACGAGAGCTTAAATTTGTCAATAAAATCTCTTCAATCTTATTTCCCATTTCATAGCAAACGTTTTTAAGAACTTCTCTACTTTGAAATTCAGAATCTAACATATTGTTAGCATTTGCAGAAGGATAATGTCTCATTCCACTAAACACATCGAATGGTTGGAAAAAGTACTTATCACTTTCTGGTAGGTTTGAAGGAATGTATTCAAATCCTGGAGTTGTAACAACTGTTACTGTTTGGTCTTTGATAACAGGTATTTCTGCATTTCTCAAAGATGACATACTAGCTAAAGATGCCTTAATACTTGGTGGAATGTAATTTGCGCTTGGTGTTGATGCTAATACAGCATTAATGACACCTAATTCGGAGAATCGCTTTTCGTTTGTAGCTTGATCCGACTGCAAGTCATTCAATAATGTTCCGTTTAAAAAACTCATTTGTTTAAAATTTAAAATTAATAATTAATACTATTGTTCACGTTGCGGTCTTTCGCTATTTCTTTTGGGCTAATTTTACTTTTTGATACAATTCCATAAATTTCTTAGAGTATTCAGGACTTGTGATATCGCTGATTTCTTTCAATACATGTTCCCTCACTATTGAACTTAAATCTTCACTTGTCGCATTTTCAGGAATTTTAAATGGTATTCCCTCTACCTCTTTGTAATCTACTTGTTTTGCACCTGTTCCTCCTTGTTGTCTACCCTTTAACAACTCAGAAATGTTTTTATCTTGACTTACTAATGTTTCTAAGTCAAATCTTTTGTGTTCGTTTTCTTTGTCAATAGCAATGGGCTTTCCATCTATCAATTCAATAGTGTAGTTCGCTTCAATACCACTTTTAAACTCATCCCATATTGCTTTAGCCTCATACTTATTGACATCTGCCGAAAAGTTTGGTTTAACACTACCATAAGCAACCTCTGTTTTAAGTTTACTTAATTCTGTTGTTGCTCCTTGATACTTTTCATCCATTCCCTCTAAAGGCTCTAATTTAGCAATTTTTTGTAAAAGCAAATCATTCTGACCTTTCATGCCATCTATTTGCAACTTGTATTCATCACCACCTTTAAAGTTCTTTAGTTTATCATCCATTTCAGTTTGCTTTAAATCTAAAGCAGATTGAGTAGAACTAAATTTAGAGTCTAATGCTCTTTTTAAATAATCTCCAACTTTCTCTCCTTGCTCTCTGTCTAATTCAAATCCTAACTTTTCTTTAGCGTATTTACTTGCTCCTGTTAAAATACCTTCTGCATTTGTATTAGCAACACCATCATACTCTTTTTTTAAGTTTGGTATAAACTCGTTTGTAAATTGACCTGTAACTGCTGTTACTTGTTCTGCTGATAATCCGTTTTCTGTAATAAATTCTGCACTAAATTCCATAATTCTTTTTATGTATTATAATTGTTAATATTCTTAATCTGACTGTGTAATCCTAACTACCCAAAATGGAGTAGTTGCTTTTACGTATTGTATTTCTATTTTATTTAATACTGTACCTACGTAAGAACCTTTTGTATTTAAATTCCATCCCGAAGGAAATGTAGGTGTAAAGTTACCACTTAAATAAATGGTTATTTTTTTACCACCAACTTGAGGTAAATTTATATCACTAAACGTACAAGAAGCTGTTAAAACATATCTAAATATATCAAATGACCAATCTACATCTTTCGTTCCTGTAACTCCTAAATCTTCACTTAGTAACTCTGTGTCGGATGCATAAGGAATAGAACCGTTTATGGTTGTTCCTTGAGAGGGTACAAATACAGCTTGTAAAATATTATTTAGATTAGTTGTGCCATAAATCATAGCAATTGAACCTAAATACAAACCGTTGTTTGCAATATTTTCTTCTGTTACAAAAGCAGCAGAATTAATACCTGTTAATGCTTCTGACAAGTTATTGTAATACTTTTGACCGTATTGTATTCTCACATCTCCTTCTTGGAATATGTAAACCTGCTGAACACTTGCTAATGTTGCTGTTGCTGGAATTGCTGTTAAAACTCCATTTAAATCGTACTTTGTAGGGTCTATTGTTGTTATTGCAGACCCTTCGTTACCGTTTTGTAATCTGTATTTAAAACTAACAGTACTCTGCAATGGTAAATCTAAGAAGTGTGGTCTTGTATTTAGTGTTTCAAAATTTGCACCACCTTTAAACGCTGTTCCTGCCTCTTTTCTTAATTGCATCCCAGTAGATGCTGCTGGTAATATTCTGTTTCCTGTTACAGATTTAAAACCTATAACCTCTAATACATCTTGAAACTGCCCTCCTAATTCTACATTTATTGATGGTTGATTATTTACAATAAATATATTTGTGTTGTTTGGGTGTACTATTAAACCTAATCTAATATAATTTCTTCTTTCTGTTGAATTTGTTGGTTGTGCAGTTTGATAAACTGTACCATCAGAAGCAATCGCAGCGTAACTTGCATTATTTGAAGCTAAAAACTGAGGTGTAATTCCTGTAATTGCACTCCAAGTTATTTTAGTTACCGTTGGATTTTCTACGTCTGTATGACCATCAACTATGTAACCAAATCCCGCAGAAATATCAAACTTAGTTGTATCTGAATTAATTGATATAATACCTCCTTGTGCTAACCCTGTTGCTGTGTTATGAAATAGACTTACTAATTCGTCAGCAATAGCAACCAAATTACCACCAACTCTTGCTGCTGTATTTGCACCTATTACAGTTTCATCCCTTATTACTATTGCATCCGATTTTATACTCATAACTATTCAAAGGTATTATCAAAAGTGTTATCAAATGTTTCTGATTGAATTAATGATGTTACATTATTCAAAGAAAACGAGTTTATATTTAAATTTAAACTTATCATTAATCCGTAATACTTATCAAGTGCGCTACAACTTTACCACCTCCTGCAACTGCAATAGCTTTAACACAACCTAAAATATAAGTTTGTCCTGCTGTTATTGGTAAAGCGGTTACTGTAGAATCTGTTTGAGTCTGTACAGTTGATTCTGGAAATTCAGAAACATAAGAAATAGTTCCAGTAACAGCACATTGTATTGAATTATATACTTTTCCATTAGGAGATGTTTCACCATCATTAATTATGTTATGTCCATAAAGACCAAGACTTACTATCTCATATACTTTACCGTAATTTGGTAAATTTGTTTCTGTTGCCATTTGTTATTTGTTTTTAAATTTATCGATTGCCTCTATTAAGCTATCTTCTTTCATCATATGATGTGGTTTTTTACCTAACAAGGTAAAGTATTCTAATTTAAGTTCTTTTAAACTATCAACTTCATCCGTTTTAAACTCCTTTACTTCTTCTTTTTTAGGAGATTTGTTAGCCATAAAATCCTCCATTTTAGCAAGCATTTCTTTATTTTGTGCCTCTAACTGCTCAATTCTTAATTGGTCTGCTGTTTTAACTATTTTAGATTTAGGAGCATAATAATCCGCAACTTCTTTGCTAAAAGATTCAATTCCTTCTGTTTTTTTATCCCATCCATTACTTGAATCTACAAGAACGTGGTCTACTTCTACTTGACAATAACCCATAATAGGTAGAGTCTTCATTGTTATTTTCCATTCCATAGAATTATGCTCTACAGAAATTAACTGATTTTCATTTTGAGGTGAACCATCCTTATTGTAGTTCATATTCTTACCTCTGTAAATTCTTAATTTAACTATTGGTTTCTTTCCCATCGGTTATGTTTTTATTATTAAAATTATTACTACTTGTTATTAAATTATTTATTAAATTATCTATTGAGATAATTTTTTCACTCTCTTTTGCATCTCCTAAATTATCGTAGAATATAACTATGTTTCCATAAGTAGATTCAAACTTTGCTACCCAATAAGAAAACCTAGATTGGTATTCAAAATTAACATCTGTTACCCTTAATTTTTCTACTGCCAACTCAAAGTCTTTATCACTTGTATAAGGCATTAATTTATAAAGCAATACCTCACGTTTAGATTTCTCTTTGTTAAACATATTTCTACGTTGAGATAATCTTATTAAAAGATTTTTTCTTTCAATAGCATTAGGAGAGTTTGCAAACATCTCATAAAGTTTATCTTGTGTCTCTAAAAAGAAATCACTACCATAGAATACATCTACTTTTACATTATCTCTACCATTTGCTAAAGACAACATTACCTTGTCGCTCAATGACCGAGAAGAACTTAATGTATTAGATAAAAACCTTAATTTGTCTTGTTTAGAAACAATATCACTAGATTTTATTTCTGTATCACTTTTTGATCCTTGAGAAGTACCTTCTGAAAAATCTCCAATACAACTTAGTATAATATCTCTTTCTACTGATTTAATTCTTTTATCTAAAAAATCTAAAGCCTCTACAGGTGCGTAATGAAATACTAAAAAGTTTTTATTAAACGTAGTATCAATATTTCCATCTTTATCTTCAACAGGTGGTGTTTCTACGACTGTACCTGCTTGTAATATTGAACCTGTTCCACTTCCTGATGTAGAACGTGCTTCTTTAGAAACTTGACTTCCTATTTGGTCAATAGACATAGGCTCACCACTTCTGTTATCAAAATCTGGATATTCTTCTGATTCCTCTTTTGTTTTAATCTTAACAGTAATTGGCAAAGTACCATTGGCATCTACCATTCTTTGCAGAGTCTTTAAAAAACAATACTCTTCAAAATCTCCTTTTAAATAAGAGAAAGTAGATTCTTTTACAATTGGGTCGTTAGCAAAAGAACTTTCAACTACAAAAGTTGCAGGGCAAAACCCTAAATCGTGATACGCTTCTTTAATTGGAGTATCTTCATTCTTCTTAAAAAAACAATATTTTTCACTATCAATGTATGCATAACCAACAACCTCTTTGCCATCAATTTCTATACTTGCGGTGTATGCTATTTGAGATATCTTATTACGATTCATTTTAATTGATACAACATTTTTTATAGAAACAAATTCTCTATAAGGTGTATTGCTTTCAAATAAATCGTGTACAATTATATCATTGTATCTAAACAGAACTGCATCAAATAACCTTTGCTCAAAGTTATCATCTAATTCTTTAGGAAACTCTACGTATTGGTTATTTACAACATAATTAAAATAACTATCCTCAGAAAAGAACACTCTACTTAAAGGTTCTTTTATTCTTGTATTTATAAGTTTAGAAGAAGGGTTAGGGTTTCTGTAATACTTGGCAAAAGACAAAAAGTTAGTTGTCTTAAAAATGCTCTTAACCCAATTTAGAAAAATATCATCGCTATAAAAACCTCTATCTACGTATTTTTCATAATAATCATCTCTAACATCTTCCGATACTTGAGATTGTAAAAAATAAGAAAGTTGTTTGTATTGCCTAGACGCAACGTCAAGCGAATTACTGTTGTATTTAGCTTCTATAAATTCTTTAGACATCTAAAATGTTTATTATCCTACAAATATAGTTATTTAATATTTAATGCCTATTTAAGTATAAAGTACACAGAGTCTATACTAGGCAAATACCTTTAAGGCTTTACTTTTGTTTCATATTCTTTTTAAAAGATGAACATTGCAACTAAACAACTCGAGACTAGTCGCTCGTGTTTTTATATATCCTTTGATGGTATTTGCCTTTAGACTATGTTGTTACTCTGTTAAACATTGCATAGATTTGGTGTATCGCTGATAGTTACTAATCTCAAAATAATGCTAATAAGAACTTCACATTAATATATTTGGGATTCTTTCTGTTTGAGTTTTTTAATCTTATTTCTTAGAGGTGGGTCTAACCGTTTGGAAACTCCCTAACTTGCAGTTGCTTGATTTAGGTGTACAAAAAAACCCTAACTTCAAGGCTCAGACCAAGTTAAGGTTTTTTTAAAAATCAACTAAAATTAGTTTATATGTCTTTAAAATACTAGTTGAGGTCTGAGTTCCAACACCACAAATATACAAAAAATTTATTTAACTACAATTTATTTAACTCCAATTAGTAACTAAACTTATAGTTTTTTTAAGGTCAAAAAAGATTCTCATAAATATCATATCCCTATAATCAGGAGAACGTCCTATATCTTGTTTAATTTGTGCCTTACCTTTACATTCTAATTTCTTTTCAGGGTCGTGATCGCCCTTTGATTGTATTTGTGCTAACTCCTGGTTAATATATTGCATTTGGTCTGTACTTAAATCAGCACTTATGTACAATTCTCCTTGATTAATCTTATCTGCAAGTAAATACAAGCATTGTGTCTGTAAGTTTTTGTAGTTAGATATTTCTTTACCTATTCTAATAGCACTAGCATTGTTTTTAAAGGACTTTGCTCCAATAGATGACACAACACCCCATCCTAAACCATCAGCATCTACAACTACTCTATGTTGAGGAACTCTATGTTTAAATCTCAATACTTTAATTGCATTTATTAATTCAGAAGCAGTAGATTTGTCAAAAGTAACAATTTCTACTAAATTCCATCCTTCCCAATATCCAATAACAGCTTTATCGCTTCCTTGCCCTGCAATATCGGCAGTAATATAACCTATACCTCTATTCTCACCAACATGGTCGTTGGTATAAATAGCCTCAATCATTTCTTGTTCTGCTAATTGATAAGGGTTGTCTTCATAATCCCAATTACCTTTAAACAGACGTTCGTATGTAGGTTTATGATCTAATGCTTTAGCCATTAATCCATCAATATAATCTTGGTCAATGAAAGGGTTTTCTACAACAAGGCAGTTAAGGTATATTCTTTGAATCCTTTTTCTACCATTATCCATTAGTATTTTATTCTCTTCGTAAAGACTTCCGTTCTTGTGCTTATCGTAAAACTTCATCTTACCCCAATTTTGCTTAGGGTTACAAGTCATAAACATTTTTTTCTTTAATTTGTACTTTGAATTTAAGTGTCTTCCAATTCTTGTTCCTAAAACAATAGCAGCCATTTCGTGAACCTCTCCAATCTCTTCAATCCATCCTCCTGTATATTCAGTAGAACCTAAATCTTCATACATAGGGTCAGAGGGTTTGTATTTTACTTCAATAAAATTAATAACGCTACCATTACCAAATTTTATGTAATTCTTTTGTGCATTAAAGTTGTAGTCTGTAATTCCATATTCTTTACAAACTTTATTAATTGTTTTTAAAACAGAATCTAATAAATCTTTTAATTGGTTACGTGCAATGAACCAATTTGTATCAGGGTACGCCAAGCATGAGAATATTAACCAACAGGCACCAGTCCAAGATTTAGCACCTCCTGCCGCACCTCCGTATAGAAATTCATCATGCTCATTGTCAGAAAGTATTTCTAAAGCCCTCCTCTGCTTTTCGTGAGAAGCCTCTTCGCCTATTTCAAAATCATTCTCGCTATTTGCAGCAATCCCTTCTACTATAAAGTCAAAAACCCCTTGCTTAAAGAGGTTTATTCTTAAAGACAAAGGGTCTAGGTTGCTAAGTAGTTGGTTAATATCGTTGTTTACATTCATTTATTAATTCTATCTTTAGCTATATTAAAATAGTTGTCTTCTATTTCTATTCCTATAAAGTTCCTATGTAGATTCTTTGCTGCTACTCCTGTACTTCCAGAACCCATTGTAAAATCTAAAACTGTTTCGTTTTCGTTTGTGTAGGTTTTAATTAAATATTCCATTAGTGCAATGGGTTTTTGTGTTGGGTGCTTGTAATTTGTCTGCTTATCACTCTTAAACACTATATTCGTTCTAGGGTATCTATCAGTATTACCACCAAAAGGTAATTCTTTAGTGGCTTTACCATAGACTTCTGTTTTATTTTGTACACTCAACCTCCTTACACCTGTATTCATAGGTTTATGACCTTGTGTTTTTTGAGGATTGTATGTGCATTGTTTCTTATAGAATAAAGATATTAATTCACTACTCCTTAAAGGTTGTTTTTTAGCGTTTAAATGACCTGTTGCTTGTGTTTTCTCCCATATCCAGTCGTATTTATAATTCTTAATATTACTCATTCGTAAAGCAGAACTAAAAGGTTCAGAGCCAAATAAAACTATAGCACCATTAGGTTTTATAATTCTATTTAGTTGCTCCCACATTAATTTAAAATCAATAACACTATCCCATTTACAAGCAGTAGTGCCGTATGGTGGGTCAGTTATTATAGCGTCAATAGAATTTCTCTCTATTGTTTTCATTAATTCAAGGCAATTACCTAATTTTAAATCTACCATATTTTAAAAGTCTTCTTCTTCATTAATATCGATATCCATATCTATTAATTTACAAACAAACCAATATGGCATCATTTCGTATTTTAATAACATCATTTGGTCAAACTCTTTTATCAATGAGCAAGACACAAAGTCTTCAACTCCAAATTTATTTCTGTAAACTTCGTATAAACGTTCTTTGTTAATCTTGCTCATTTTTAATTATTGTTTGTTATATTCTTTTAAATAAAGTTCTAAAACTACTATTGTTTTTTTAATATCAGATTCAAATTCTCCTTTTTTTCTGCTTCTGACTATTCTTTTAATGCAATCAAACTCCCAAGCGTTTAATTCTTTTTCCTCAGCAAAATTGTATAAACTTCCTTTATTATTGTTATAATGTTTAGGTGTTTCACTTTCATAATGTTTGCTAGAATTTACGTTTTGATTAATAATTTTTATTTTTTCTTCTAACTCCTCAACATTTTTAATTTCTGAATTAAAACCTCCTACTACTTCTAATAATTTTTCGTAACTATTCATTATCTTTTTTGTTTTGTTTTATCCATAAACTTATTAATCTCATTATCTGCAAATTTACCTACTGCTTTTAAGCCTCCGTACTCAAACTCTTCGATTAGGTTTTCTCGGTTTATAAGATATCCTTTGTAGTTTAGGTCATTAAGATTACTAGCCAACTTAGAAAGGTGTGATCTTAACTTAACCTTACTCTTATTACCCCCATATTCTACATAGGTGTCTTTAAATTGATGGTATTGATGTATCTTACTATCCTTTTTTTTAAACCCTTCCTTTAAGTACTTAATAAATCTTTTTATCATATTTTTTTTGTTTAATTATTATATGCTTAATTACCGATATTACGATATATCGGCTTTTAAGAAATATCTATTTAATTGTACTTGAATGAACGTATCCATTTTCATCTGAGTATTTAACGCTATAACTCGGACTACCAAACTTATTTGGAAAATCGGGTTTTTTATGAACCAACACATCTCCAACATAAACATAACCTCTTCCAAACAAAAAAGATAACACCCACTTAGGAACTACTTTAGAGCCATTTCTGATTACATTCTTGTAACTTGGATAGCTCATACCAATGCTCATTGCAAATTCTTCTCCACTTATATTATCAAAGAGCAACTCGTGTCTAAATACATCAAGCTCATTCATTTTTCTATCGTTCATAATTTATATTTTATTTAATAATAATTTTACTAGCCGACTGAAAAAATATCAATCCTTGATTATCCTAAAAGGAGCTAGTAAAAAATACTTACTCTTTAATTAAAACCTCTAAAACATTCTTAGCATTACCAATCACAATAGCATCATCTAATTCAAAAGACCCCTTGTTAGTTGCCATTTTAACCGCTTGGATCAAAATAATTAATGCTTGTTTTTCCTGATTGTTTATTACTGACTGTACCTCTTCTTCTACTTTTTTTAAATCTTTACTCATAATTACGTTAATTTAACTCTATTTTAATTAATAGAATAACAAATATATGTCTTTCACACGAGCAATCCTACTAAATACTCAAAAAATTTTTCAGAACACAAAAAACCCAACCTAAATAAATAGATTGGGAAAACTAAAATAAAAATAAAGATATGAAAAACTATACCGCAATATACACAAAATATTAATACCAAATACACAAACCGCAGAATAATCTCAAATCAACCCGTCTTTTAATAAACAACACACATTGTGCGAAGCACGAGAATTTTTTTCACAAATCAACCAACCCAAAATAACCTACCAAATAAGACACCATCTCGACCTAACCGATACAATCATACCAACAAACCAAACAACTCGCTTAAATACCCTCCAAAGTGAGCCACAAACAACACACAGTAACACCAAACAACCCTAAAATACCACCCTAAATTGAGATTTTCTGAAAAATTATTGTGTGGGGGTGAAGACTGAGATCTTCCCTATATTCAGGGGGGGCTCTTTTCGTTCGTTTCTTTTTTTCTTTAGTTTTTTATTACATTGCATGAGGTGCAGCAACTACATGAAGCGATCATACTACATCATTTACCCCTTATATTGGTGCTTTATTACATTATTATCAGTTATTAAGGTATATTATTGCGTTTCTTTTGTCTCCGATCGGTGGCTTGTTGCATTATTCGTAATTGATTGGGTTGTTATTTGTTCTTATTCTGTGCATCCGCGTGCTTTAGTAGTTGCATAACCAACTCAGGCGGAAGATTATCCCCATTAAATACTGGGTTCTTCTGATTATTATCTATTGCATACATTCCTGTGATCTTGTTGTACTCCTTCAATGCGTCTAACTTGTTAACGAACTTAAACGTAAATTCTTTTGTTTTAACCTCGTTTCCTTGTCTGTCTGTCTCTGTTCGTTCTGTTACCTTGTAATCTTGAATAAGTCTTCTTGTGCTCGCTGGTAGATCCTTTATTTCCTCCTCTGTTTTGCATGCTAGAACCTCTGTAACGTCATTATACGCTTGGTTTTGTAGTTCCTGCGCTACCTCGTACACTGTTAAGCCTGGTCGTTGAGTAGTGATGTAGTTTCTACGCTCCTTTACATAGACCTGCACCTCCTTTTTATCCCATATAGCAGTAAATAAGTGGTTAGCTTGGCTCTGGTGCTTCATCTCTGGCATAACATCCATTACGCTCCGGGACTTGTTAAACGTCTCTAAATAGTTGTCTATAATTAAGCGGTCTCGTTCGGTTATTTCTCCAGATGTAGTAGCACCAGCATTTTTTGAGGTTTTTAATTTGTTTGTGTGTTTAGGCATATTTTACGATTATTAAGTACATTAAATTATACTATTATTTTAACTCCGGTTAAATAGGTTCTTTTTTTTGTTCTCTTGTCTTCTATGTTTGTTTGTTCTCTCTCTCTTAGGGTTGTTTAAACACTTTCAAAGAGCGAAGAAGTCAGGTTTTATTTATTAGGTTTTAAAATTCGGTTTTTCCGGTATGTTTTAAAATGTTTCTTTGCTGCTGGTTTCTTGTCTTTTCCCTCTATGGTTTTAATACTTTCAAGGATCGAACGCAACAAAGATAATAATTTAAACTTTTTACTTTTTTTGATTGCTATTTTTAAAGGTTTGTTTATTGTGTAAAAGTACTGTTTATTGTTTAGAATTAAACAAATTGTATATTTTTTAGTGTTTTTATGATATTATAAGACTTTATTACTCTTATTTACTTAAATTAATATACATTTTAACATTTCTTTAACACTTTTAACTATTAATGTATTGTATATTTGTAGTGTAGTTAGGATGTTGTTTTACTCTTAATTATTAAGCTCTTTTAGATGCTTTTGGAACTTTGCTCTTTTTTGCAATTTAGTACATAGAATTTAAAACCGTTATTTTTTTTAACGTGGTTCTTTTCTTATTGGGTTTATTAAAACGATTTTTTCAAAGATCGGAGTTTTCAATATGTGAGTATTGGGCTCGGGAAACGTAAACAAATTATACATACAATTCAGAATTATAGCTTTTAAAGTTGTCTAAACTCGTTTATTTAGGTATGTAACAAAATATATTTAGCAGTTTTAAGAATTGCGCAAAGATCGGATCTTTAATATAGAACTAATTTTAAAATCAATTTATTATGTACATTTTATCCTATATTAAAAACTATAAACAAATAGATCAAAATTTCAAAACTTTTTTATCCGCAAAGATCGAAAAAATATATCTTGAAGAGGTTCAAAATATATACAATTCACAAATCATTAAAATTAAATAATTTAAAACTAAATAACATGCAAAACAATACAATTTTTAATACGATTTTAAAAAATAAAAATAACCATTATATTCATGCTTTAGAGGTTGAAACTACTTACGAAATTGAAAACTGCATAGAATGTATATGGTTTGAATTTCAAGAAACCGCAACAATTAAAGAATTAAAAGATTTTTTTAATTCTATGGAGATTTATTATTATGAAGTTGACGAAAACGATAAACAAATAGAAAATGAAGAAAACGAAAACGAAATTTATAATTTTGATATTGATCAATTTATTGAAAATAATTTAAATTAACTAATTACTATCTACTTTGTGCAATCGTGCGTTTTTCAAGGGTCGGAACCTTGCAAAGTAACAAATTTTAAAACTACATTATTATGTCTTACAAAATAGCAGCATACAAAAAAGCATTAAAAGAACTTACTTTTTATAACAAAAAATGTAGTTTAATAGATGCAAAAATCAATCTAATGAATCAAAAAAAACGATCTAAAGACGTTTTAAAGAGATTAGAAAGAATTGATAAAATACACGAATTAGATTTACAAAAAATAAAACTAAAGCATAAGGGGTTAAAAATATGGGGTTCTTTCTTAAGTAATTCTGATAATTTCGGATGGCAAACAGAACTAATTTAAAACTATATTATGAATAAATTACAAATTATAGATTTCGCAAATAATATTCTTAATGAAAATATTACTATTTTAAAGCAAATTAAAAGCGGTAAATGGTACGAACAAGAATATACTAGTAATTTTACAGAAATTGAAACAGAATGTTTTTATGGTGTTATTATGAACTCTCTTGACGGATCATTTAATACTATAGATTATATTTTTAAGACTGGCAAAAAATACGATAATATTTTAAAAACTTTTGTCACTCAATATATTAGTAAGTACGCAACAAAAACGAGTTCTGAAT